TGACTTCCGGTGGTACCGGTAGGACCGGCTTCCCCCCCTGCACCCGCCGCACCGGTTGGTCCTGCCGCGCCGGTCGGACCGATGTCGCCCGTTGGCCCTGTAGGTCCGGTGCCCGATCCCGCCGGACCGGTCGGTCCGGTTGGTCCCGCCACGCCACGGTCAAGCCGCACATTGACATCGGGTGTGGGAGTGACTTGAAGATTGACATTGTTGCCGTCGGCAACAACCACCTTGATGTTGCTCATACCACCACCACCCCATCGCTACGGACAAGGAAAAGCAGGAAGATGATCGAATCATCTGCGGGTGTAGCGCCCGAGGCAGGGAATGAAATCTTGATGCGACCGCTAAACCCCACGCAATCCGCTGCGTCAATCTCGAGCTGCGGGTCGCTATTGATCAAAGACCAGGTGCTATCGTCAATAACAAGGGTAAAGGTTCCCGCCGTGTCGTTGCGATTGGTGATCGTTAGGGATACCGGTGTGGGTGGTGGGTTGTAATCGGTAATATCAAAGGTCAACCCGTTGCGGGTATCCACAATGTTGCTGACTTCGCGCCTGACGATCTGAGCGTCAATGGTCGCGCCGGTCAGCGGAATTGCCGCACCGGTGGCGCAGTTGGTGAACGAAAGGTTCCAATAGGTCTTTTGGTTCCAAACAAGCTCACCGGCAAGAATCGGATTGTCGAACCCGCTGACTTGAGCAAGCGTGTTCTTGTTGAAAATAGCCATTTACCATTCCCCTGCCTCGGGTAGTGACGCTCCCTGCACTCTCGCAGAGCTACGGATGGTGTCGTGTCTTGACAAGATTCTATTTAAGTTTTGCCTCCAAGTCAGTAACTTTTTGCGAAAGCTCCTGCACCGCCTTAATCAATGGCGCAATGAATTCGGTATATCTCAACCCTTGCGTTGATTGCGGGTCGTCTTTGTTTGCCAAGACCCATCCCGCAAAATTGTCAATTCCAAGATCGTCAAGCGTTGTCTTGACTTGTTGAGCGCTCAATCCGTGGAATGTTCTGATTCCTGCTCGAGCCGGTCTTTCCTCTTGCTGCCCGACAACATTGCCATCCTCATCAACAATGTTATTCATCACCGCGCCTTGAGCCACCTTCCATTTGTATTGGATAGTCTCTAGACGATTGATGAAATCAAGCCCAAGGGGATTGCTTCCAAGAATGTTTTTTTCGCGTTCATCTGAGGTATTGACTGATCCGCTGACCGCGTAAACATCAACATATCTGAAAGAACCTGACCCCAATGTGATGACATTATCAACCTCGGGTCTAATATAAGCATCATCTACTCGGGCGCGACTTGTTGCTTTAGTTCCAAAAATAACCGCTTTCGGATCGGCTGAACCTGCTGCGCCGGAAATAATATAAAGCGCATCATTGCTATCGGTTTCAATATATGCGCCAATTCCTGCGGTTGAGGGAGTGCTGCTATCATCCCACCGCAATCTTCCGGTTTGATCGATTCTCCCGCCGGAAGCATAAAAACCATTTACTCGGGTTTGTGCGGTGAAATAACCACCATATGCGGTTGTTCCCGTGCCTTGTGCCCTGCATGCAATGCCACCGGAAAGCCCCCATAAACCATAGGCAGATGCTGCGGTTGATGTGTTGTCGCCTCTAACACCGGCAACACCGGCAACATTGGTTGCCCCATAGACACCATGAACACCGGCATTTGTTCCATTGCCGTAGACCGCCGTGAATTGAGATGATGCGGCTGCAGTTGATCCTCCAAAACTTCCAGTTCCGGTGACATCAATGTTGGTTGCGCCACCTAGGGTCAGCGTAGTGCCGTTCCAAGTCATCTTGGCACCGGCACTATTGCCAATCGAGAATTTGTAACCAACCGGAGATGTGGCGCTATAGCCAAGGAAGAACCCGGTGCCGGTATCAAACGCGGTTTGACCGCCGCGAATCAAGCCATAGTTGCCGACAACAATGCTGCCGCTGACAGTCAGGCTTCCGGTGTTGGTGCTGATCGCGGAAAGGTTGCCGACCTTCAGCGCCGATAGATATGGCAAGCCCCAAATCGTTGAATTGTTGGTCGGGTTATAGATGCCGTCCGACTGCCAAACCGACTGCCCCGCACTCAGAGTCGGGACGGTGTAAGTCCAAACTTGCCCGGTGCCCCAAGAGCCGGTGGTCGGCACCACATCGCCGGTTTCGGTGATCGTCTGCGGTGTGGTGTTAAGCGTCACACTTGCTGCGGTGTAGGCAACTCGAGCCACCGCGCCGGTCGTGCCCGAATAACCAAATGGCAGGATGCTTGCGGTTGACCAGTTGACCGTGGTTGTGGTCGCAGTCACCGAATCGGTCAGCGTGACAGTAGCCGCCCAAAGCGTTTGCCCTGCGGTGCCGGTGTCCGAAATGGTGGTGAACCAATTGGTCGGTGGCGAGGAAACCGCCCCGGTCGCCCAGGTGTAAGTCGAGGTGCCGGTGATCGTGGGGATTGTGGTTGCCCACCGATAGACAATCGCCTCGGCGGTCTGCACGCCATTCACACCGTTGCCGGTGGAAGCGTAGACAGTAAACCCGCTTGTCCAGTTGACCGTGGTTGTGGTGGTGCCTGCGGTCGCCACAATCTGCTTGGCGGCAATCCACAAAAAGATGCCCGGTGTCCCAGGGTTGACCGGAACGGTGACAGACCACCCATTGCCGCCGGTGTAGGTTGCATTTGCGCCGGTTGCCCAGGTATAGGTTGAGGTGCCGGAAGGATTGCCAGGCTGCGCGGTTGCCCATTGATAAAGGTAAACGGTCGCGTCTTGTGTGCCGCTTGGACCGGTCGGCCCGTTGTCCACAAAAATCCATTGCAGCACCGCATTCGCAGCCTGCGTCACAACACCATTGGCATTCTTGAACCGCACCGGCACCGTCAGGGTCGCCGGACTCGAGGTCATTGCGGTCGGGATTCCCCATTCGGCATAAGTGCCGCCATCGGTAATCGCGCCCATGACCAATCCACCCGTGGTCACAATGTCAGCATTGCCGGTCGTGGAGCTGCCGCCGATGCGCCAGGTGTTGTTGACAAAAGCAACATCTGCATCGGTCTGCGAGGTTACAAAATCAATTGCCGCGCCGCCCGATGTCCCGTAAAGCCGCGCAATCTGCCCGGTAAATGAGGGTGTGCCGTTTACCCGAGGAACGGACATTGCCGAGGGTGAGAAGGTCGGAGAGAACGCCGCCTCGCTGCCGGTCGGAGCCCAAACAAGAGCAGAAGAAATCGGGGAAAGCAGCGAGGTGGCAATGTCGTTTGCCACCCTATAGGAAAGGTAATAAGTCCCTGCAGGAAGGGTGACAAAGGTGAATTTGAATGCTAGACCTGGCGCAAATGCGCTTGAGTCAGTCAGGACTGCCGAGCCATACAGTCGCCAGTCAGAGGTGGCAGGGGTCGCGTTTGTCGTATAGAACAAAGAAATCTGCGTCACGCGCCCGGTGGTGGGCACATTGCAAGTGACGCTGAAACTCGGCACCGCTGCCGTCGGCGCAAGATCGCTGACCGTTGGTGTGCTTAGAGCCGAAAAGTAATAACTTGAATTTAGATCACTATTGGGCGCGGGCGTGAATTCGGTGATGTTTTTGTCGTCATAGACTTGCGAGTTGTATTCGGAGCACTCAATCTGAGCGCCAAGATTGCCGTCATCAAGCACCACCTCGCTGACGCGCATCACCCGGAATAGTTTTGCATTCCACCCATAGGCAGAGTTGGTGATCGTGATGACATCACCCGCGTCAACCTGGATGCCAGGGTAAGCAGTTGAGAAAGCAACAATTAGGTCTTCCCGCGCCTGCTCGAGCATCCGGTTGCAAAGATATTGCCCTTGGATTGAGTCGTTGACCAAATCAAGGGTGATCGTTGCCTTGTTTGCAGGCTCATTCGGATAAAGCAGATTTGAAGGGGTCTCGAGGTAGATGACCGAGGTTTGATCCTTGTTTTCTTTCCACGGGAAACTTGCCTCAATTTCGTTGATGCTCTGCGAAAGGTCGGTGATGCTGACGCGCAGCTCTCCGATGATGTTGGAGTCATCAAACGCAAATGACGCGCCTTCTGCCTTGTTGATGATCGGCGACCATTGCCCGGTTGCCTCTTGGTAAGCAAGCCAAGAATCGCAAGCGACAAGAATCTTCTCAATGTTGGCAAAGACGCTTTCGCCCGTATTCAGAACCCCATTGATTCGGTAGCGTGGCTGAGATGAGCTGCCGCCGGTGTAGGGGATGTAAGTAATTACCTGGTCGGAATAGGTGTTCAGCGCCGCGCAAGCAGTCGTATTGACATTGGCAAGGGGAATTGAGCACCCATAAACAGTTGAGGTCAGATAGTCTTGCAAGACATCGCCAGGCTTTGCCACGCCGGTGCTATTAAGGTCGTGCGAAACCTTGAAGGTGATCGGCTGCAGACCGGTCGTGCCTGCCTCGGTGTTGTAATTGAGCTTGACAATGGCAAATGCCAAACCGTTCATTTGCCGACCGGAAGCGGGCCACCGCAGCGCAGCATCAATATCCACGCCGCCCATGACCACGCTCGGCGCAGAGCCGGTCACCGGAGTGATGACCCCCGCGAGCGTTGAGGTGTAGAGACTAATGTAAAGGTTGCCCGCGATCTTGGTGTCAACATTCCCCGCGCCATCGGTCAGGGATGCCACCTTAGTCGGGTCGGTGCCGTCAAAAGTGACGAGCCGGTCACCATAGTAAAACTTGGTGGTGTCGTAGGTGAATTGACCATTAGCAGAGATATTGCTAATGACTAAAACATAATACATGGTCTTGTTGTCGGTGGTCAGAACCGCATCAACAAACGAACCGCCGAGCCAAGCATCCCCGTAGACAACGGGAATTGCGTTATTTGCTGCGGGAGGAATCTGTTGCCTTGAGCCGGGATCGGTTTGGCTCGGCGCTTTGTTCATGCCAAACACGCGCGTGACGATATAAGAAAGCGCAAAGTTAGAAACAAACACAACCGCGGCATATGCAGCAGTTCCCGCCGCCAAACCCAAAAGTGTGCCCGCAATGATTGTCCCGACCATTTTTTATTCCCTGCAATAAGTCGAATCTATTTTGCTGAACCCTCTGCGCTCGAGGTCAATCTGCGGGCTCTGCGGCATCAACGAAATCATTGTGGTTTCTGCTCGCCCCTGATCTATCAACTCTTGCGCTTTCTTGTCGTATGCCAGGAACAACTTGCCGCCGATCATTCCATTTCTATGCTCGGGCGCAACCCACCAAGCAAGTTCGCGCACCTCATTGATCTGCGGACACCAAACATTAGGAAGCACAATTCCTATGATCATTCCTCGGTAGTCGTTATCAACAAAGACAAAACCCCGACCAATGATGATAGAAAGCAGCAAATTCCTGATGTGCTGCTCATCGTGATATTGACTGTCTTGTAGTTTCTTGATTGGAGATTCGGAAGCATATTTCCGCATCATCTCCACGCAAGCATCTAAGTCAAATTTGTTTGCTTCTCTAATCACACCGGGTCAATTGGGTCAATTCGTTCATATTTGCCGGTGCCTGCGCCTGCGCCGCCGCCGCCAGGTGTAGACACACCGCCGCCTTGAGGTGGTTTGCCAAAATCAAAATTGGTATTTGAGATTGCATCCACCCGATCCATTGAGATGTCGCCGGGATAGCGCGATTGCCAAATCGTCTTGCTTGTCTTGCAAGCCGCCACATAGGTCTCAAGCACCCGCTTCATTGAGGTGCAGGACACCGAGCAAGTTGCAATCCGGCTGCGAATGTTGTCGTCCCAATCTTCGGTGATTGAGATGTTATTGATGATGCCCTGATACCGCTTGAAGAATTGCTGCGTTGGCGAGGTGATGATCTGATTGTCGGAATCAAGGAATCCGCGCCACACCTCGACCGTGCTGCCCTTGATGTTTGCGCCTAGGACAATCGCCACATTCGCCGGGTCAATGCCGGTCAGAGAAATCATCATGTCGGTTGAGGTGCTTTTGATGTTTCGCTCAACCTGACCAATCCCAAGCAAAGAACCCATCCCGGTAAAGGTGATACCGTCCACGGTCACCGCTGCCGCCGCGCTGCAGAAGGTGTAGGTCGTGGTTGTCGGCGCTTTGCCAACCACCATCCTGACAAATTCGGCGTGTCGAATGTTCGCGCTATTGAGCGCGGTCATTGTGGTGGTCATGGGGCAACATTCTCCCGAAATACGAACGGACTATCCCAATTGACAAACGCGCCATTGGTCATCGGCGTGAGTGTGTAGGTCGGACAGGCTTCGGCGTAAACCGGGAAATAAACCGCCGAGCCAACCGCAGTCAATGTGCCGGTGGACGGGGTTCCGATGACCGGACGATGCAGATTAACCGACCTGGTGCTTGTTGAGCCGCGCAAGACTTGGGCAGTCACCTTGTAGACATAGCTGCCGAGCTGCAGGAAATCGCCCGCCTCAAAAATCACCGTGCTTGCCGAGACCGACGGAAGATTGCCCACGCTGATCGTCTGCGAATTCGGCGCGGGGACTGACGCAAGCGTAAGCGCCGCAGCCTGCCCCGCCGACAA